GGTCAAAAGCAGGTTTTGAGGGGTCAAAAGCAGGTTTTGGGGTCGGTACAGGGTCATAACCCTGTTTTGGGGTCGGCTGCCACAACGAGACGTGATACCGGTTGGCCCTGCCTTCGGCCTTGACCCGTCGAATGTACCCCAGTTGCTCAAGCCTGTTGAGGCTCTTGGATACCGTGGGTTGTGAGCAACGCGCTATCTTCGCCAGCCGTTCCAAGCTCGGCCAGCATATGCCGGTGTTGTCGGCGTGGCGTATCAGCGCCATGTACACCAGCAGGTCGTAGCCGCCCAACCGGTCATCGTCCACCGCCCAATTCGGCAGCATCGAAAAACCAGTGTTCTGTGCTATACTCGTATCGGACATATTTTCCACCTTTCTGTTAGCGCCTCTCTTGGGGAGGCGCTAACTTTATTTGACCGTATTCGACTTCTACTTGACGCTATTTTTTTTGCGTATATATTTATTATATATTACGACGACACCACTTGCAATCGAGTACAATATAATGTATATTTTTAATTATGAACGCTAAAGACTACACCGCAACGGTGGAGCAGTACGCGGAACGCTGGCACCTCAACATCCAGACCGTCCGTAGATACTGCCGTGAGAAACGACTGCCTTACATCAAGGTAGGCCACCGCTACTACTTCAACCTCGACATCACACCACTACCGGTAGGGGAAACAATCAACGATGAATGACCCAAGAATCACGCTACCGCTCGCACGCTTGGCGGCAGACCCCCAACGCAAACAAGCCCGCAACGGCACCCCCTACCTGCTTATCCGAGTCGCCGCCACCGGAGGCCACATGGACAAAAACACGAAGCAATGGGTGGACCACGACACCATGTGGGCGACCATCTTCGAGTATGACATGAGACTGGCGGAAACCTACGAACGCATGTTGCGCAAAGGCACACCGGTACTGGTCGAGGGCGTCCTGAAATGGAAGACCGGTACCGACAACCAAGGTCAGCCTCGCACTGACTTCATCATCGAACACGCGACCATTAGTCTCGCCATGCTCAAGGCGAAGAATCAGCAGGCTCAGCAAGACCAGCAGTCCGGCAACCAGTGGCCGAGAACCGACACGTTCGACCCGACCAGCTCGTTCAACCAGACCGGCGACGAATGGGGCGTGTTCTAAATGGCAGTGAACGTGACCGAGAAAGACAAGACGCTCAACGAGATCATCGACTGGGCGAAAAGTCGCTGTCATGAAGCCGGACTTTCCAGATTCGATGTCCGCAGAAAGAGCGACCGAGACTTCTATGACGGCCAAGTTAACGCATTCCATGAAATGCTAGAGCTTTGCCGTTCCATGCTCGGCTATTCCGGCTCCATGCCGTCCGAAGTGCCGAATCAAAGCGAGGACGCGAATGTAAAGGCGGTAAGCCGATGAACAAGGATAAGCAAGTTGTCTGGCGTGAAAGCATCAGAAAATACGGCAAGGAGATACAAAGCATCGTGTGCATGGAGGAATGCGGCGAACTCATCCAAGCCATCAGCAAGCGCCTACGCGGCAAGCCCGGTGCTATCGACAATCTTGCGGAGGAAATGGCCGACGTGACCATCTGCCTGCACATGCTCAAGGAAATGTACGGCATCACCGACGAGCAGTTGGAAGAATGGACCGCGCGCAAGACGGCAAGGCAATACGAGCGAATGCAGGCCGATGACCCATTCCTGGAAGGCGAGGACGCGGAATGAGCAAGACGATCCGATACGTGGAATGCGCCCACTGCGGCGAGACTGTCGGCACCTACTACGTCACATGCCCGTACTGCGGATTCAAGCTGGCCGCGCGCAAGCAGACAGGCATGGATCCGCTGTATGGCATGACCGACAGCGAATTCTACAAGCGATTCGGGAGCATGTGATGGAAGATGTTGGAATTCTTCCTTGGCCCCCACCGGACTTGGTGGAGATCGCGGAAGCATTGGACATCATAGCCCAGCCGCAACAAGGAAACCGCCACGCCAGACCAACGAGCCTGCCAGATGGCGAAACGACTCAACAAGGAGAAATCATGAAACACGATAAACCGGAAACCATGTGCAGTTTGGAATGGTTGGAACACGAACGCCGCAAGGCATGGCAGGAAGGCTACGCAGCCGGATGGAAAGACCAAGAATGCGACTTTCCGAAATATACCACTGACAACCCGTACAAGGAGACCATCGAATGAAACACAACCCGTTTGGAATCCTGTTCGCGGTCACGTTGACGGTCTGCCTGTGCGTCGCCCCTATCATCATATTCACGATCAGTTAAGGAGTAATCATGAAATTCACGAAACGTGCCTACGTCAAGGTGTGGCAGAACTGCCCGGAAGATGAACGCGAAGACACCACCATAACCCTCTATGACTACGAGGACGCGAACGAACTCAACAGCATCCCGGTAGCCCTACTCTACCTGCTGGAACGTTATGCGTTCGTCAACAGTATGGACGAATTCGACATCCTCGAAAGCTGTCTCACCGCTGAATCATTCGACCTCATAGGCCTCGTGAAAAACTACCGTGACATGCTCAGCAAAACCGGCGACTTCTGGACGCCCATGAAGTTCATCACCGCCAGTCCGAAACCCGTGGACGGCATCCCACCCGTCTCATACTGCCCACGTTGCGGAGCGTTGATCTGGCCAGACACCACACAGCGCTGCATCAACGGGCAACACGAAAACGACGCCGAATATTACCGACGAATTCTCAAAATCTACAAGAACACCCCTGACCCGCTCTTCTGCCATAATTGCGGTCAACGATTCAAATACGTCGGCCAAAACCAACTAGCCTACAAGCATCAAAGCAACCGTGCCGACATACTGCGCACGCTCAAACTCAAGGCGGAGACGCAACCGACATTCGATCTGGAGGAGATCAACCAATGACCGGCGAACCATACGCATTCAGCCTGTTCATTCCCGGCATACCAGCCAGTAAAGGCTCCTACCGGCCAATCACCGGCAGGAGCCGAACCACCGGCAAACCCGTAACCCGCCTCATACCAATGGACAAAAAGGAACGCCCGTGGCGTGACCACGTGCGCGACACCATCCTAAGCCACCGCACACCCACCATCCCCCACGACTCATACGTGACCGTAGAAACCACGTTCTACCTACCCAGACCCAAAACCATCCCACCCAGAAAACGAAAACACCCCACAGTCAAACCAGACATAGACAAACTCCAACGCGCCCTATACGACGCCATAACCGAAACCCACATCTGGCACGATGATTGTCAGATCACCGACGTAACCAGCCACAAACGATACGCCGACAACACCGCCACCGGCGTATCCCTCACAATCACATGGAAACCAAACCAATGAAAAAACCAAACGAATTCGACTACTTCCGCAACACCACACCCGGCTACAAGCTAGGCCGCATCCTCGGCGGCCTACTCATCACCCTAGCCGTACTCCTCATCACCACCGGCACCATCGCCCTACTCAAACTCCTCATAACCTACATCCTCGCGTAAGGAACCATCATGCCAATCAACCAACACTAACAACAAACTAAACTCAAGAAAGCATAAAATACCCCTATGAGCAACGTAACCAGAGACGCCCACGGCAGAATCACCGGAGGCGTCAACAACCCGACCGGCAAAGGCGGCTTCCAAGAACGCCCACAAGACCGCAGCCGTAAATGGACAAAACGCGGCAGCGTGAAATACAACCTCCAACAATTCCTTGAACTCACGAACGAGGAACTCGCGGAATGGGTGCAGCGTATGGACGAACTGACCCAAGCCGAACAGATCGCCCTCCGTCGTGTACTCGAATCGAAGAAGGACGGTGAGAAAGCATTCCGCGCCTATCAGGACATCGCCAACCGTACCGAGGGAATGCCACGCCAACAGGTTGACCAGACGGTGCAGATGTACGAGCCGCCAACAATCAACGTCACAGTGAAGTGAACAAACCCGAGCCTACTATTCTCAATAAGGCTCGGGTTTCCTCGAGTGAAGACCAGCCTATTGAGAATCGCGCGCACATTATGGAACAAAACGGAACATTCAACCTCGTAATCCCCAAAGCATACGAAGACCTACTGTTCTTCCTCCATGACCGCGACAACCCACCATACCGCTACTACGACTACAGCGGAGGCCGTTCGAGCGCGAAAAGCACCAGCGTCGCCCTAGCCCTAGCACTCGAAGCCAGCATGTACCCCACCCGCATCCTATGCACCCGCGAATTCCAGAACAGCATTCAGGAAAGCGTCAAACAGCTCCTAGCGGACATCATCAACCGCTATCAGCTTCCCGGCTTCACCATCACCCGCGAACAAATAACCCACGTGAACGGTAGTGTGTTCTGGTTCAAAGGCTTGCACGAAGATCCCGAAAGCACACTAAAAGGCATCGAAGGCGTGGACAGGTGCTGGATCGAGGAAGCCCAGTTCATCACCGACCACAGCCTAGACGTGTTGCTGCCGACCATCCGAAAGAACGGCAGCACCATCATCTTCACCCGCAACCCACTGACCCCGGAGGATGCGATAACCACACGTTTCGTCACCCACCCCAGCCAGCTCACCCAACAGCGCACCACCCACCACCACACCACATGGCGGGACGCGGAACAGGCCGGAATACTCCCGGAAGAAATACTGCGACAGGTCGAGGAATCACGAAACAACCCAAACTTCGCCCACATCTGGGAAGGAATGCCATACGAGAAAACCATCAACCAGATCATAAGCTGGCAGCAACTCGCAGACGCGACCGAACGCCAACCGCAAACAGACGGCGGCGTAAGCTTCGGCGTTGACGTGGCCCGATACGGAGCCGACAGAACCGCCGTAGCCATCGTAAAAGGACGCCACCTAGTAGACCTCGTTAGCTGGAGCAAGACCAGTCTTGTCGAAACAGCGGAACGCATAATCACCCTTGCCGGAACACATCATCCAAGCATCATCAACGTGGACGATACCGGCGTAGGCGGAGGCGTAACGGACATTCTCCGCAGCCGAAACCAACCAGTGAACGGCGTCAACTTCGGAGCCAAACCCAAGCACCCCGACCGTTACCCGGCAGTCAGTTCGGAACTATGGTTCGAGTTCGCCGAACAGCTTCCGGAAATCACCATCAACCCGAGTCTGGAACACCGAGCCGAACTGTTTCAGGAACTCAGCACCCGTGAATGGATGATCAACAACCGGAACCTACGCGAAGTGCAGCGGAAGAAAGATTACAAAACAGAGAACCAGACCGGAAGCCCCGATCTAGCGGATAGCGTCCTTCTCGCATACTACAAGCCGCTGCAACTCCCCTCATGGGACGTAGCGGTCTGCTAGCTCTTTAGACTCTGCACCCAGTAGACTAGACATAGGATTTATTATTATGAATCGAGGAAAACCGTGAGCCTGCTGAACAATCTCCGTGAAGGTTTTATGAGCGCGTTCGACCGTAACCATGCGCCCAGCATGTCCCCCACACCGATGGGCGGGAACATTTGGCAGCCGATGGGCGGCAACACCATTCCACTGCACGACACCTACGATAACGTGTTCCCGTATGTGAACGCAATCGCACAACGGTTCAGCACGGTAATCCCCTACGCCGTGGACTCGGAGAACAGGCGCATCGACCCGGCTCCCGCACCATTGGCCGCACTCTACGCGCCCAACGACACGTATTCATGCTTGGAATTCCTCAAGATCGTTTGCGCCACCATCCTCACTCAATCCCACTTGGACATCCTTATCTGGACATCTAACGGGCCGGGCGGAGACATTACAGCCGACAACATCATCGGCTATACGCTACTACCGTCGAACAGCCGACAGTATAATTCCTCCCGCTCGGACTGGTACCATCGCGTCACTATGGACTTGGGCGACGGCGAACGAGTCTACGAATTCTCCCGTGATGAAACCATCGCTCTCAGCTACAGCCAGCACCCCAACGACCCGACGCGCGGCATCGCACCAGCCATGACCGTGAAGAAGTGGGCGAACGTGGACGATATGATCGCCGACTACGAGCGTGGCTTCTTCGGCAACAACGCTGTCCCGGCTGGAATGCTCGGCATCGTTTCGGAAAACACTGAAGACTTCCAACGTAACCGCGAACGCCTCGAAAGCACATTCCGAGGCGCAGGCAACAACAACGGGATCGTTTACAACATGATCCCGGTTGACCCAATGACCCATAAACCCAGCACCACGAGCAAGCTGGTGTGGGTGCCGTTCCAGAACGCCAACGATACGCTGGACTTGCAGACCGTGAACGACGTGGTAAACAACAGGTTGTCGAACGCGCTCGCTGTCCCGGATATTATTCGCGGCATCGATAACGGGCAGACCTACGCCAACGCCGAACAGGCGGAACGCGCGTTCATCGAGAATACGCTGAAACCGTTGTGTATGACGGTGTGGGATAAATGGCAGTTCGAACTTGACCGCATCACCGGGGGACTCGGCTACGGTATCACGTTCGATCTCAACCTGCCGTCCCAAACCGACGTAGAGAAGGTACAGGCCGACATCCAGAAAGTACGTATCGACTCGCTGACCCAACTCCTGAACATGGGAGCCAGTCTGGAATCAGCCGTGGACGCGCTCGGACTCCCCGACTCGTACAAGCGTCTTGACTTGCACCAGCAGGCTCCGACGCTGACTATCCCAGTAGCCGCGAAACGATATGCGCGTAATATCAAACCGCAGGAAACGGCAACCGAAACCCGTATCCTCCCCGCCACTCGCACCTACGTGAACCGCGTAATCCGCATGGCACGCCGCTCCCAGAACGGGCTACGCGATGATCTGGAGGATATCGGCGACCAGTGGATAAACGACGTGGAAGACGAGTTGATGAAGAACCTCGCCGCCTACGCACGCCGTACCGGCTACGAGCTGGAACAGGTCATTACAGCGTGGGCGGAAGTCCATCCGGAAAGCTCCATTGCCGTGCAGGTCGAGGGATACACCGCCGATGATTGGCGGCAACTCTACTTTTGGGCGGAACTCCCCGCAACCGTGCGTGAAGCATACGTGGAACACTTGCGGAGCATCGCCAAGTCCACCAGTAAGACCATTACGAATGACGTGCTCGAACTGTTGAACCGGGCCGACGTGGAACAGTGGGACGCCGAACAGCTGCGCGACCGTCTCGAACAATTAGGCAACGATCACGCCGAACTCATTGCCCGCTGCGAGACGGTGCAATCGCAGAGGCTCGGCAGCTTGTACAGCGCCCGCAATCTCAGTGAGACTCTTGGCGTCCGACTGGACAAGGTGTGGCGTACTTCCGGTGATGGCAAAGTGTGCGAATTCTGCAACCACATGGAAGGCAAGCGAATCGCATTGGATGACACGTATATGGCCGAGAACGCCAGCGTCGAAATCGGCGAGCGCACCTACGTGAACAACTTCGAGAGTATGCAAACACCGAACGGACATCCCAACTGCCGATGCTACGAGGATTACGAGGTGGTGGAATCATGACGTATGACATCCATTGCAAACGCTGCGGACGCTACCTAGGCTCCTGCACCCGCGACACGATGGTTACGTTGAAGTGCCCGAACTGCAAAGGTTTGGACACGTACCGCATCGTGCTACTATGGAGTACAGAACATTAAGCCCATTAAGGACGTTCGACCGCACCACTACCTATTGAAAGGGCCAAGATGAAGACTCGCAAGAGCTTCTCCAACAGCGGTGCCCCTGAAACCAATGGTCGTACCCTCACCTTCCTCGCCAACAGCGGCAAAGTGATGTGCGACGGACTCACCGTAGACTTGAAGACACTGAAAGCTCCGTTAATCGACGGCACTCTGAAACTCGTGTCCGACCTCACCGAGTCCGACAAACTATCACTACCGTTGCTGATCGACCACATGCCAAGCATCGAATGCCAAGCGGGTGCAATCACCCGACTGTGGATGACCGACGCTGGACTAATGGCCGAGGCTAAACTCAGTGAGGTAGACCAAGGCGAACGTATCCGCCAGCTTGCAGCAGACGGATGTTTGACCAACAGTTTCAGCATCACCGTTGAATTCAACCAGCGTCCCGGCAAGGACGGCATCATCCACGATGGCGAACTTCTGGAAATCAGCGTCGTATATCGTGGGGCCGACCCAAGGGCCGCTTTCACCGCAATCAACAGCCGCAACAACACGAATGGAGACACCATGAACCCGGAACTCCTGAAGAAACTGGCGCGTACCATCGCCCAGTTCAAGCTCACGCCGGACGAGGCGGAACAGCTCACCACGTCTATCGGTGACATCATGCAGGGCGCTCTCGATGACATCACCGAAGCCATCGGAGAACAGTCCGAATCTGACAATCAGGAAAACACTCCAGCACCGGAGGAACCCGTGCAGACTTCCAGCGGTCGCAAGACCATCATCATCAACAAAGCCAACCACGCGGCCCACCAGTCGGGGACTGTGAAGTTCTCGCATGACCGTAAGACGTGGCTTGACTCCGACGATGCCATGATCGCATTCGAGCGTGCCCTTATCAACACTGACAACAAGGGTGTCGAAGCGTTCCACCGTGAGTGGGCTGACACCGTGAACCGTAACATGTCGGACACCGCATCGTTCGGCGTTGACGCTGACGATGTGAACAAGTTCATCCCGACCGAAGCCATCACCACTATCTCGGACGCTTTGAACACGCGCGGCTCCGGCCTGTGGAACCTGCTGCGCAAGACCGGCATGGATCGCCTCACCATCGGCGGCAACATTACTGGTCTGACTGATCAGACCCGCGCCCACGGCTACCCGGTGAGCGAGTACGGCCAGAATAAGAAGAAACAGGAGCTTTCGTTCGTGAAGCGTGAGCTTCAGGCCGACTACACCTACAAGTACATCACCCTGAACAAGGGCGATATCCGCCGCACCCAGCGTCCGGGCGCTCTGCTCCGCTACGTGCTTCAGGAACTCCCGAACTACATCGTTCAGACCGCCGAACGTCAGGTCACTCTCGGCGGCTACACGGACATGGCGCACTTCCGTAGCGTCGTCACCGACGCGGAAGACAACACGTCCGACTGGAAGGGCAACCGTTTCGCACTCTCCTACACCATGACGGACGCGGCCCCGCTGATGGACTTCGTGCGCGCCTCCCACATGGTGCGAGCGCAGGGCAACAAAGTACTCCTGTGCAACGCTGACACTGTTGCCGACCTGCTGATGTCCGCGAACGCTAACGGCAACACGTACATCGCTCTCGGTGGTGACGATACTCTGGCCCGCGCCCTCGGCGTCCAGCAGATCATTACCCCGGAATGGTGGACTGACACGGACGACACCACCACTATGGGTGTCATCATGGCCGCATCCCACTACGCGGTGGTTGGCGATACGTCCATCGAGGCGTTCACGAACTTCGCGTTGTCCACGAACACCAACGAGTATCTTCAGGAGATTTACGCTGGTGGCGGTCTGGACGCTGAGAAGTCCGCCGTGGTCATCAAGCCGAAGGTCAAGTGATGAACGCTGAAATGTACGCACGAGTCGGCGGCAAAGCGCTGCCAGAAGACAACCTGAACACGGTTAAGGTCATTAACATCGTGGACAAGTCCGGCGAACCAGTGTCTTTGACGGGCCCGAAGGGGCCTGCTGGCCCGCAGGGTGAGCGTGGCCCGCAGGGTGAGCGTGGCCCGCAGGGGCCTGCTGGCCCGCAGGGGCCTGCTGGCCCGAAGGGGCCTGCTGGCCCGCAGGGTGAGCGTGGCCCGCAGGGGCCTGCTGGCCCGATCACTAAGGCCGCTCACGTTAACCCGTCATCCGGCACAGTAACGCAAGTAGTGAACGCTCTGATCGCCGCAGGTTTGATGGCGTCCGCCTGACACGCTACCCTAGACAGTAGCGGGACTGCACCGCAAAGGCCCTATCTCCTACAATGGGAGGTAGGGCCTAACTCATTTTCGGAAGGAGCGATCATGGACATCGACGCAAGCGTAATCGATCAAGTGGGAGAGACGATTTACGCGCGATGGAAGGACGCCGCGCTCGCAGACCTCGCCAACATCATATGCCAAAAAGACCTATTCCCGATTACGGATGATTACGTGGGAATTGTCGTAGGAGATGGCCGCCACATAGCGTTACTGGCATGGTATTCGGATGTGACCAACGTGCAGACCACCAACGGTGTGAAGCTCGATTTTCGCGTGAACTACGATATGGGCGACGGGTGGACGCCTGAAACCAAGTACGCCAACTGCCTGACAATCGCGCAACGTCTTAATGTCGGCACGGCAATAACCGTGACCGGAACGCACGGGTTCGCCAAGCTTCCCGCCCCATTATCTTCAGTATTGGCGGCTGTTATCGAGGCAGACCAGAACGTTCTTGAACAGACGGATCGCATCACGTCGAAGAGCATCGAGGATGTGAGCGTAAGCTACGCAACGATCAACGAGACGGCTATGGAACGCGCGTTGACCCCGTACCAGTCGCTTATCAGCCAGTGGAGCCTATGCCGGAACGGAGTCCAGACTGGTGGCATTCTCTCCATGCCTCGCAAGCACTGCAATCTGCCGTGGTGGCTCAACCCGCAGGATTCCATGGGAGGTGACTACGCTTATGGCAACGCTCTGTGACCCGTTCCGCTTGTTCCCTAACCAAGTCCAGACGGCTACGCTTTGGCGGTACACGGCTCCCGGTCTGCCTAACGAACGACTGGCCGACTTGCAGGTGATTGTGAAGCATTCAACCCAGTCCGACCAGCCGACTGAATACGGTTCGCGTATCAGCAGCCGACGCTTCCATATTCAAACGGACACGGTTCCCGAGAACTTGCGGGAAAACATGGAACTATGGCCCGATCTCATGGTGGAATTGTCCGATGGCAGAGTGTACCAAGTCACGCAAGCCAGTCGAGGCGATGATATGGACATGGGGGAAACCCGGTTTATTACCGTGTATGGGAACCCGTATGGCAGGGACAGCATATGAGTTACCGATTACAGTTGTCCGCTGAATGGGCGCGTAAGCTCTCCACCCAACAGTTGAACAAGGGCGGAGTGAGAATGATGACAGACATCCTCAAGATGGCACGTCAGAACGCTCCCGTCTTGACCGGCGCTTTGCGTAACAGCGGACGCTTCCAACAACTTTCCACCGTGAAGTGGCGTATCACGTTCGGCAACAGTCGCGTCCCATACGCGCGTATCCGCGAATACTCTAACCGTTTGCACCCGAACACGGTACGCTACCTCCAGCGGGCGCGGAACACTGCCGCCAGCCGTGCTAAATCGTATTTCAACCTAGGATAGGAGCGCCATCATGATTGATCTGGCTATGTGCATGACCCTCCAGAACGAGGGTTTCGGCACTTACGGAAAGACCCTGTTTTTCGGCACTAGTCCCGTATTGGACACGGGTAGCGTTACGAACGTCGAAGGCATCTGGGTCAACGCGAACACGGTTGACATCAACGGCGATCTGTACACCGATCAGCTCACTATCAGTAGCCGCTATTTCGACGTGATCGAACAAGGCCGTCTGATGCTCCGTCTCCTGCACTTCGTCAACAATCGTCTGCATGACTATTGCCGACTGACCTGTAATCCCATTGCTGATATTGACTTTGTATCAATCCGCGTGCATCCGGCGACCGCCATCGACATGGACGCCATCGACGGTGAAGGCCGCTGGGTGAAAAGCATCCGGTTCAACGTGGATTACAAACTCGACCCGGCAACGGTAGAATAGTAACCGTCCATTAGTCGCCGCGTGTGCAGTCCCGCCCGACGAAAGGACAAACAATGGCTTCCTACCCCCTTATTGGCAAGAAGACAGTCTACATCGACGATATGGTGATCTCCCCCGACTACGTTCAGGATGAAGTTGGCACCATTACCCTGACTCCCGGCACTACCGAGGTGTCCTCGCAGTCCGGCACTATCAACGTACCGAATGGCTCATATGAGGAAATGAGTTTCGAGCTGAACATTATCTGTCCGAGCGTCCGCTACCTCGGTATGCTGTTTCCGGAACTGTACCATAATGCGAAGTTCAAGCGTGTTATCTCCGGTTCGCTGTCCGAGACGGGTCAGGTGCGTTTCGGCGGCACCGAATGTGTTTCCAACACTCCTCGTGACATCATTATCCATAACGTGTGCGATGGTCATTCGTCGGCGCAGGACTTCCGTATCCCGCAGGCGCTAATCAGCGCGGGCGGCGAGTTCACCGTGAGCCTGTCCGACCCGTTCGTGGTCACACTGTCCGGCTCGATGACCTCCGGTGCGAACGGTGCCGTGGTCATGGGCGAACTTGATCTGAATACCCCGTCATATTACGACGAGGATTCCGGCACCATCAAGACGGAGAACGTTCAGGTCACCGCGCTTACCGCGTCCCCGGCGAACATTTCCGGCAAAGTCGGTGATCATGTGACAGTGAATGTGGTGGCCTCCCCGAATGGTGCGACTGGTACTATCACCGCCACCGTAGCTGAAACTGCTAAGGTTGTCGCTACGGACAACGGGGATGGTACTTGGGATATTCAGTTGAAGCAGCTTGGTACGGGTACCGTCACGTTCAAGAGCGGCAGTGTGCAAACCGTGGTTAACTTCAATGTCGCCGCTGCGTGAGCATAAGTAACGCCCGCCACCAGAATTGTGGGTGGCGGGCGCAGTTGAGAGAATGTTCCTAGAGGGGGAACAGTCACATGATATCACACGAATGGAGCAATAATGACCACACCGGTTTTGAGCATCGACACCCGCGAATCGTTCCGCACCCTCACCGTGAAAATCGACGGCACCGTGTACACCATGCGCCCGCTCGGCTCGAAGGATATGCTCACGATCTTGGATAATGCGGAGACAATCGACAAGCTGAGCGCTGGCGTGGCGAACCGTGAGACTTTGGAAACCGCGGAAAAGATTATTTTCCCGATGGTTGAATCGCTTATGAGTCCAGCTGATAAATTCTCCGAGTGGGCTGAACAGACCCGTAAGCGTAGCGACCTTGCCTATCAGCGTGCCATGACCGCGTTGTGCGGTCTGATGGCGAAGAACATCACCGTTGACATCAAGGGCGAATAAATGAAGTCGTGGGATAGCCTGCTTACTCCCGCCGAACGGGAGGCGATGAAGAATTACAAGCAGAAGGAGGCGGCTCGCAAGCCGCTTCCGAGCGTTCATATCCTCGCTGAGCTTGGTGACTTGTATGGGTGGCAGGCTATCCGCGACGTGCTGGAAAACAACGTGTCTCCTTCCCTGATGATGAAACTGCTCAGGGAAGGACGCCGTATCAGACGGCGGCGGCTGGCGGAACAATACCTCATGACGTTCGACTGCATAGCCGCCGCGTTCAGCAAGAATGGCGACCGCAGGATTAACACGATTATCGAAAAACTCGGGAAGGATGTGTAATGGCAGACTCGACACTGACCCTAGACGCCGAGATTAACACCGGCGATTGGAACGCTGGCGTAAAGGATATTCAATCGGGTAGCCGTCAGATCGAAGAGTCGGCGCGACAGGCTGATGGAGCGTTGGGTGACGTTGACAAGTCTGCTAGTAAGTCTTCCAGCGGGTTCGGGAAGTTCGGTGCCGCAGCCGGTGCCGTTGGCGGTCTTGTTTCCTCGGGTATCGGTATGGCTGTGGACGCCATCGGTGATCTTACCGGAGACATTATCGAAGCCTCCGACTCTGCGGACAAGTTCAAAAGCACGCTGAACTTCGCCGGACTGGATACGGGTACGATTGACGCGCTCACCGCCAGCACTCAGACTTACGCCGACCAGACCGTTTACAGTATCAGCGATATCCGTAACGTGACCGCTCAGCTTGCCGCGAACGGAGTACAGGGCTTCGACAAACTAGCCGAGGCGGCAGGCAATTTGAACGCTGTCGCCGGTGGTAACGCGGAAACTTTCAGCTCGGTCGGTATGGTGCTTACGCAGACCGCTGGCGCGGGCAAGCTCACCACAGAAAACTGGAACCAGTTAGCCGACGCCATTCCCGGTGCATCCGGCAAACTTCAAGAGGCGATGCTGAAGAACGGCGCTTATACCGGGAACTTCCGCGACGCGATGGAGAAAGGCGAGATCAGCGCCGATGAATTCAACCAAGCCATAATGGACTTGGGTATGACGGACGCCGCGAAGGAAGCCGCTACCAGCACTAGCACTATCGAGGGCGCGATGGGTAATCTGGAAGCGTCCGTGGTCGGCGTGGGTACAACGATTCTTGACCAGTTCAAAGGCCCGTTGACATCAGGCATCAGCATGTTGGCGCAGGGCATCAGCGGACTTAGTGGCGTTTTTACGGGACTGGTGCAGACTATCGGCCCGATTCTCTCACAAATCGGCACAACGTTCCAGACAGCGTTTCAACCAGTTGTGGAAATGGTGCAATCTCAGTTGCTTCCGGCACTCAAGCCGCTTATGAGTGCTTTGCAGAATCTCGGTAATGCCATCATGCCTATTATCACGGCCGCAATCCAGACCATTGCACCAGTGTTGTCTACCATAGTGAGCAACATCGGGCAAACCATGAGTGTTATCGCGACTGCTGTAACGCCGGTGATTAATAACATCGCTGCGTTGATTCAGACGGTGCTTCCGGTAATCCAGTCAGCGTTTCAATCGTGGGGTTCCGCGATTCAGGGTGTCATTAACGCGGTTTTCCCATTCATTCAAACGATTGTCACATCCGTTATGAACGTTGTCAACGCGATAATCAGCACCGTATTGGCAGCGATTAACGGTGATTGGTCTGGAGTATGGAACGGTATCCAAAGTATCGTTTCCAGTGTTTGGAACGGTATCCAAAGTATCGTTTCCGGTGCCATCAATGCAGTGTCAGGCGTCATCTCAAGCGTGCTGAGCGGCATAAGCGGTATTTTCAGCAGTGTATGGAACGGCATCAAGGGCGCGGTAAGCAGTGCATGGAGTGGCATCACCAGTGCTGTCAGCAGTGGCGTTAGCTCGATGATGAATTTCATCACCAGTATCCCAAGCCGTATCATGGGCGTGTTCAGCGGAGCCGGATCATGGTTGCTGAGTGCAGGCCAGAACATTATTCAGGGTCTGATTAACGGCATCACGAACGCCATCGGCGGTGCCATCTCAGCAGTCAAGAACGCTGTTGGCGGTATCATCGACGGTGCCAAGAGCCTACTGGGTATCGCGTCCCCGTCTAAGGTGTTCGACCGTGAGATAGGTCGGATGATTCCTGCTGGTCTTGGCCGTGGCGTATCGGAGAACGAGCGTGCGGCCACTCGTCCGGTGGAAGACATGGTGAATTCTCTTCTACCATCGTCCATCGTGACGCCCATGCCGGTAGTGTCTAGCCCTGTGCCCATGAACGCGAATAGTGGCCCGCGTGTGAGCGCGCCTATTACGGTGAACGCGCTTGACCCGAACGCAGCGGCACAGGAAACCGTGAGGGTGATTAATTTTCATTACGTGTGACATGACGCGCGGGTAGACTGAGGGGTATGGCTATCTTTACCCTTGACCCGCGCGACGTTCGTCTTACCCTGAACGGTTTCCCCTTGTACGGAACCGACTCATACGGGTGCGAGTGGCACGTAACGTTTCAAAACGTTTCTGGACTGTTCGATGGCGTAGGTTCGACCTTGCAGACCAAGGACAAAGCATGGTCGGACGGTTGGTTCAGCAATATCCCCGTGGCTCAAGGCCGGTCTATCTCCATTGAAGGCCATATCATCGGCAAATGCACGGAAAACTGTATCAACTCTTGGGATGCGTTCAAACGTTCGTTCAACATCACTGAACAGTCGCTTGTCGTGGAGTTGGGGAATATCAGCCGTCAAGTGCAGGTCATGCAGTCGTCTTCCGCTCCGCTGGTGGAGTGGGCTGGTGTGAACATTCTTAAATTTAGTATCGGTCTGACCGCTTTGGACTCGTATCTTTACGATACTCAGTCAGTGAGCGGAAAAACCGGGTTGCCGCACACTCAGGGCGGTATGACGTTCCCCTACCATTTCGAGGATATAGACACGGGCAATGGTTCAATGTGGGTGTGGTCTGAAACAACCGTGTCGGGTAGCGTGCGTCTGACTAACACGGGTAGTGCTCCGAGTCCGGTGACTATTCGTGTCGACGGGCCTGTGGTCAATCCGCAGATTGAGCATAGTCCAAGCGGGCATATCATGGCGTTCGACCTCAGTTTGGGCGAGGGCCATTACATTCTAATCAACGGTGCCACTCATGAGATTCTTATCGATGGCACCGATCCGGCACGTGGCAGTGTGATTCGCCGCGAATGGAGCTACGCGGAAATCGGGGAGAATATCTGGATGTTCAGCGCCGAGGAACCATCTGATAACGCTCGTATGACGGTCACGTTCAACCCGGCTTACATCTAAGGAGGCGGCGAATGTCTTTTATCTCTAACCGGTTGCCGCAGGCGAACGGATTATCCTCGGGCACGGAGCGTGTATTGTGGCAGCGTTCCGGTTTGCAGTTCTTGGCCGTCACGTTGGATGACGGTACTGTGATAGCGGAACTCCCAGACCTCCAACTAACCCATGTGACGTATCGTTTCGAGGAAACGACCAGCGAAACGGCCACTCTCCCGTGGCGCAACGCTCCCCGCAATTGGGATGAAGCCACCACACCGTATCAGGCCGCCATACTACTGGTGCGTGAATCTACCGTGTTGTGGGGCGGTATCGTGGTCAAACGCGAGCGTGCAATGCGCGGCGACGGTTTGACGTTGACACTGGCAACCGTCGAACACTATCTCGATAATGTGTATGTGCAGGATCACACGTACACTAATCGTGACCAGTGCGAGATAGTGGAAGACCTCGTGACCACCACGCTTAAAAACCACCGGTTCAACCTCGTTGTCGAAGCGTCACCGAGCAGCATCAAACGTGACCGCACGTATGAGGCCGAAAGCGACAAGACCCTGCTAAGCGTATTGCAGGAGCTTGCCAACGTGTTGAACGGTCCTGAATGGTGTACCTCTTGGCGGGCCATCAATGACGGTCATTATGAGCCGGTCATGACGGTAGCCGACCGTATCGGTTCCACCACGCCAAGCACAACGTTCGATGAAAGCGTTATGACCACTTTCACCTTGTTGGAGGATTATACGAACGGGTATGGTGCTAACGCGGTCATGGCGGTGAGTACGGCTGACGCGGGTGACCGTCCCCAGTCCGATTGGATGATCGCAGATCAGCCCCACCGGCCTCGGCTCGAATATGTGTTCCAACCGTCTACAAGCATCAAGAACAAGAGTACGTTGAACGAACATGCCAAGTCCTCGTTGTTGCAGATGCAGAACGGTACCCAGACCATCACTATGGGCTTGAGTCTGCTATTCGCTCCAATGGTGTATGAGGAGTGGAAGCCGGGCGACCTTATCGCATGGACTGTGGAGGAAGACGCCGAGCATTTCCCCGACTATAATCACGGTTCCGCCCGTATCATCGGCTACGAGATTGATTTCAGTCAGGTGTGGACTATCACACCTGCATTGCAACAGGAGGATGATAATGCCGAGCAAATTCAAGTTCAGTCTCGATAGCGCGGACGCGACCGCCCGCCAGTTCGCGGACATCAAACGCCAGTTGCAGGAGCTTCCGCCGAGCATCGTCAACAGCGTTAAACCTATGGTCGATCAGATCACGAAAATGTATGAGGAAGTGCAGACGTTGACGAACAATCTTGACCAGCGTGTGCAGGAAAGCATCACCCGCAACAGTTACACCCGTTCCGAGATTGACGCTAAAACGCAGGAATGGAACTGGGGGGTATTGACTCCGAACCGTGGTGGTACTGGTACCGTCAACGCCTACAATAACTTGTTTACGTCCGGCCAATGGCGCGCCGTATGGGTATTGTCCAACGGCACTATGGGAACGGCTCAGTCGATTCGTGCGGTGAAAACCGATATCGTGGACGCGGACGACTACATTCCTGTTGACGCGCTCCGCAAGGTGAAATGGTGCGTCTATCGGATGAAGGATGACAAGAACCAGCATCTTGATGACGCTCAGCCGTTGGTCGGTATGATTGCCGACAATTTGGATGAAAACGGTTTAGGTTTCTTCTGCGAATACGATGAAGACGGCACGCTGGTAGGCATCAACTATCCCATGCTTGGTGTGGCGGCGCTTCGCCTCGCTCAGCAGGTGGCGGATGATTTGGACGCGCTCAAAGCTAAGGTGGAAGCGCTATCCACCAACGAAGATAAAATAGGTGTAGACGATTCGGAGGATTGATTATGGCTATTATCATGCACCCGCTTACCGCGTTGAACGGTTCCCCGGAGTATACGGCGGACGATTACAGGCACGCCATTAATCCTCTGATTCTGCCGTCCGATGGTACCGCGTTCAACGGGTTGTCTGGAATCCGTTACGGTTCCCCGAGTCCTCTGGTCACGGTGAGCGGTCTGACTGTTACGGTCAAACCTCATTGCGGTACCATCAGCCCGTGGGACGGTTTGGGCGCGTACACTTACGCCATCACCACCAATACGACCGTGCAACTCGCAGACTCCACCAATAGTTACAAGGTTGCGGTTACTGTTGAAGACCCGTCACAGTCTCATGGTACGACTCCGCGCGGCCAGCTCAATGTGTTCCCGGCTGGTACGCTTGACTCGAATATCAACGGTCTTGTTATCGCCACGGTTAACGCCGGTGTCGCGACGGACGCGGCCCCGATGATTCGTAACAGCGCTATCCTGATGGCGCGTGATCTTGAACAGCTTAACACTATTGCCGCGGTGGACGGGCAGGAGGCTGTGACTATGGCCGATAATGCCCATTATGTCAGAAAAGAAGGCGCGTGGAAGCCGGTTTTTGAAACCGTGCATAAGGCATGGCAACACGGCTCGATAGCCATCATTTACGGAGAGTCCTCGTGCGCAGTTCAGGTGACTGCCGTAAAAATCGGCTCGGGGTCATGGGATTTGGTAAACTGGGGTGAGAAGATTAAGCAGGAGTACCGTCCGAAAATCGAGATGTCAAACCCGATGTTGGTGCTTAACGGCACAAGCCATACTGGCTTTCTCGTGGTATCACCTGACGGGACTATCAGTGTGAAGAATATGGGTTCGAGCGGTTCTAGCGATGCCCGTAGTGGCAGCGTGTGCTGGCCGGTGCAGAGGCAGTAATATTACTCGATTTGAATCACAGTGGCGTGCCGCCCGTGGCTCGCACCTCGACGTTCTTCGGAATCGGAACGACGAAGCTTCCCAACGGACGGATTACGTCGTTGGCCGCCATTTGTGGGCCTACCAAGATTGAGCCAGCGTAGTTGCCGTTCAAAGTCAACTCAACGCCTCGTCCGGTGAAATTCTCGAACTCAGCCTGACCAAGTTCAACGGACTCTGATACGCCGAAAGTCCCAGTTTTTGGCAAATATACGCTGTACGTTTTCACGCCGACATGGGAGATAAACGAAGCCAACTTTACGCTGATTAACCGCAGTTTCGGGTGCCAGAAAATACTGCTTCCCCCGCCGTATGGAATCGGAGTGAACGACGATTCGTTTTGCATCTTCAAATCGAACCTGTACCAACGGTCTTCCGGCTCAGCCTCCCATACCATTGCCTTTTCTGACATAATGGGCATTATCGTCTCGGTCTAAGATGGAACCATGATGGAAATTCTCACGGCAATCATCGGCGTAGGCGGCGTAGCCCTCGGAGGATTCATAACATGGGTAGCTAACCGACGGTCAGACCTGACCAGCGCATATCAGGCACTAGTCTCAGCCCAAGGGGATATGAAACGGCAGATTGACACGCAAGACCAGAAGATAGACGCGCTAATCAAAACCCGTGATGAGTTGCAATACACCATCGACTTGGAGACGGGGTATATTCGCGCGTTAGGGCACTGGCTGTCCCAGTTTTGCGATATCATCGAACCTGAATTCTTGGCGAATCATCCTAAACCGTCGTTGCCCGATGATCTACGCGACCGTATCGCGTCCCTTGAGGAACTGGCCGGAGATAATGACTAGCCTAACATGACTCCTTATGGGCATTATTGGTGATAATAATATCGATTCGTTTTCGATGATAAGATGACACTATGAGACGTTTCAAACGGTGCGTGATCCTTGTAGTGTTGCTCGCCGTCGTCTCGTTGATAGTCCACGTCTTGATGACGGTCTACGCCGTTTTATACATGGCGTGGCTGTTCTTATACATAATCAGCCTATAGGAGGAGTTTCGATGGCTCTGAACGGTATCGACATCAGTAATTGGCAGGCTGGTATCGACCTGTCTGCCGTGCCGTGTGATTTCGTTATCAGCAAGGCTACTGAGGGATGCTGGTACGTGTCAGCGGATTGCGCCCGGCAAGTGGAGCAGGCGTTGAGTCTGGGAAAGTGCGTGGGCGTATACCATTACGCCAACGGCGGTGACGCTGTTTCCGAAGCTGACTACTTCGTGAACAATTGCGCGAATTGGGTCGGCAAGGTCGTATGGTGCTTGGACTGGGAGGCACAGGGTAACGGACTGTTTGGGTCTGGCGCGTCTGCTCAACAGTGGATCAGGGCGTTCTGTGACCGTGTGTACGAGCGTACAGGTTCCCAGCCTATCGTCTACGTGCAAGCGTCCATGCTTAACGACGTGCAGAACATTGGCGATCGTGGATTGTGGGTAGCGCAGTACGCGAACATGAACGCTACCGGATATCAGGATACGCCGTGGAACGAGGGCGCATATGGGTGCGCGATCCGACAGTATTCTTCCAATGGTCGTCTTCCCGGATATTCAGGCGGTCTTGACCTTGACAAGTTCTATGGTGATGTGAATGCTTGGAACTCGTATAAGGCGGGTCATTCGAGTGTGACCAACGTGCCGACGCCTTCCGCTCCTGCTCCGTCTACTCCTGCGTCTGGCACGTATACCGTGCGTTCCGGTGACACGTTGAGTGGTATCGCGTCGATGTATGGGACTAGCTGGCAGGTGTTGGCGCAGATTAATAATCTGTCTGACCCGAATCTGATTTATCCGGGTCAGGTGTTGAAGATCAATGGTACTGTCACTAAGGTTCAGTCCGGTAGTGGCTCGTATACGGTGCGTTCCGGTGACACGTTGAGTGGTATCGCTGCCAAGTATGGGACTTCGTGGCAGACTCTCCAGCAGCTTAACGGTATTGCCAACCCGAATCTGATTTATCCGGGTCAGGTGTTGAAGCTGCCGGGTGGCGCACCGTCACCGTCCGTTACGACGTACACTATCCAGTCTGGTGACACGTTGAGCGGTATCGCCGCAAAGTACGGGACCACCTACCAGCATCTCGCGCAGATCAACGGCATCGCCAATCCTAATGTTATCTACGCGGGCCAGACGATCCGTATCAAGTAGACTATTCATGGGAGGTTTTGTTATGAACACGAATACTGGTGAGCAGACCAATGACACTGCCATTGCAAATGAGGTGGCGGACGGTAATGATGATTACGTGCCGACGTTCGACGCGGCGACTCGCAAGTGGGCGTATCTGGTTTCCGGTCTGGTCGGTATCGCTGGCGCGGTGCTGAGTTTCGTGAGCGCCGTGCCGGACGTTCCGTCATGGATTGCCGTGATGGGTGGCGCTTGCGCTCTGGTCGGCTCCGGCGTGGCTGGAATGTTCGGCGTCCACTACGCAGGCATCTCCAAGTGATACACTGGGGTTGCTCCTTTCGAGCGATGGTGTGATGACCAAGTGAATCAGCCCGGCACTGGTCTTGATGACTGGTGCCGGGCTAATTCTTTTTTTTAGTTGCTTAAGAGTATTTTTTTATTTCGGTATTCGCTGAACACTGGTATTTCTTCGGGGTGGTCATTGTATGCGCTGACCAGCCAACCGTTCTCATACGATTCTTTAGGGTGCTGGTGGATACGCCCGTGGCATCCCATTGTTCCCGAACCGCACACGGTAATCAGGTTGCTGGGTAGGTTCAGTCTTTCCCAAGCGTGGGAGCGCATACGTCGGTGGTGCAGGTTGAACGCGGAGGCGCTTAACGTTCTCCCGCAGATGAAGCACCTCCCGTGGTCTCGGTTGAACACCTTCGTACGGGTTTCGATGTCAGGATCGGTCTTGCTCATCGAACACTCCCGTGCAGTGGAAGAACGACAGATTAACCGGAGCGACCAGACGGAACGAGTATTGTTTCGTCTTCCCGAATTCTGCTTCGCGTATGGGCGTGGTTTCTGCTCCATCGATACTGTTCAAGATTTCGTAGACTCGGAGGAACGCTCCGGAGTTTTTAAAGCCGATCTGCCCGAATGTGAGTTCCTGTCCGAGTCCGTGAGTGTCGATGATCTTTTGGACTTCCGGTTTCTTCTGTAGGAGGTTGATGATCGAGGTCAGGTAGTGGACAGTGTCGTTTTCCATTGTTGCTCCTTTGGTGTGATGATGATTGGACTGATCGTGCAGATTTTTTTAGACTATCTTCTAGTCTTTGGTCAGAATGTCATAGCCGAGTTGCTCGGCCAACCTCAACCGGTATTGCTTTTGTGGTTTGCGGCGTCCGTTTTCCCACATGGCGACCACGTTCGGACTGGCGACGCCGATTCGTTCGGCTAGTTCCGCCTGTGAATACCCGTGGCGTATCCTCCAGTATTTGATGCACTGGCCGATGGTCACGCGGTCGCTGACGCTCGCGTAGTCAACGGGGATGTTGCCAACGGTTTGCCGTGTGAAGAACTGGCCGGTCTGACTGTCCTGTTCCACGGTGACTTCTTGACCGTTGATTACTGTCTTGATCTTGTTTTGCTTACGCATGTTTCACCTCCCTACAATGTGATATATATATTATATCACATGGTTTGTGTTTCGCCAAACAGTTCACTAATGGCTTCGCGCCCGTCGTCGGTCAGAGCGAACCGCCAGCAATGGCGATGCCGACTGTTCACACCCTCCCGATCAACACGGCACACATGACCGGAACGCACAAGCTCAATCATGCGCGACCTCAATCCCTGCGGAGTATCGTCATACTTCGCCAAGACCGCCATCCGTTCGACTTCCTCATGGGTAAGCGGTCGTTTCGCCATCCAAAGAATCAACAGCACATGAACCTGTTGCAGGCCGAACATTACGCCACCGTCGTTTCAGCGGAGTGGCGTAGGAACGCGGCAATACTCGCCGCCACAATCCACCCGGCAACCCACTTGACTCCGAAACGTACCCGGTTGATCTTGGCGGCCATCGCCCACACCGGGAGCGACACCCACGGGCTGAGACACCAGCCGCAGTAGGCGAGCTCCCCGAGACTCCCCACGTAATCCTTGGCCCACGTGGGGAGCGAGTTTGGCAGGTTCTCGGTCTTTACGGTCAGCTTGCGGCGGAGCGCTGAGAACACGTAGCCGGGGCCGGGAGAGAGCTGCACAACGGCAGTCGAGTATCCCGCTGTGATTCCAGCGGAAAGCACGGCAGTCCACCAATTACCATCAGTCTTCATTGGTTCTCCTTTCCTCGTGGCGACGCCAGCAGTTATACCGCTTGTCGTAATCCGCGTACATGGTTTCGTAAAGCTTTTTCGCCTCTTTGGTGGCTTCCTCGTATTTAAATCCGTGGTGTTCCAAGACGTATTGCGCGGCACCAATCCAGATGGAACGGCGAACGTGTTGATACCAGCGGTCGAACAGTTTGCCACACACTTTGTCGTGTTTGTCGTCTCCGAGGAAGTCGGCAACGCTCTCCACCACGAACGTACGAAGAGTGTTCACCGTGATACGGTTCCGGTCGAACAGTTCCAGCACATCGCTGGTTAAAGTGTCAGTCTTCATTAGTGTCATCCTTTTTTTCGGTTTCGTCGTCCGCCACATAATCGGCTAGGCTGATGTCTTTCGGCGTGAGGTAGATCAATCCGTCCAGCAAGATCATCGGATAGCGCACGCCTACGCCTTGGTCTTTGGCTATGGTGCGTATCGCTCTGGCGGTGGGACTCCCAGACGGCACGACACGGAGCCTACGACCCATCTGCTGTGCGTACACGCGGCACCCCACCAGATAACCGGCGTCCTGCCAGTTGCACGTGGGACAACTTTCGAACAGGACGAACATGTCCCGGCTTTCCAAGATTGCCGTGGTCTTCATCAGAACGTCACCCCCAGAGCGTCGGCCAGCACGTCGGAGATATGGAGCGTGGCCAACTGGCGACGCTTATGCTCTTCGATCTGTTCGGTGATGTCCTTGCGGTACACGGGAATGACCTGATGGTGTGCAGCTCCTACCACGCGCGGGTCGAACATCGAGAAATACAGGACTTCCAGCGAATCGCACACCACGAAGTATTGGAGCACCTGCGCCTTGTACTGGTCTGGGAGGAAGTCGAAGCCGGTAGCCTTGCTGTCGAGCGTGTCCTCGGGCAACACCTGTTCGATGACCTCGACCAGTTCGGGTTTCAGGTTGGCGATATGGGATCGCATGGCGTCGGTGTGCATCATCCACGGTACGACGGTCTGCAAATGGTAGGCGGAGCCGAGCGACTTGCATTCGATGGCCCACGTCGGCTTCTCAGTGTTCTCGTAGGCGTCTGGACTGCAAGCGATACGGTCATCATCGTCACTCTCCCAGATACCGCAGTCGGTGACGCAATCGCCGGGGTCGAATCCGAGCGTTTTGAGTGTGGTCTGGATGTTCTCGGGTTCGAGACGGTGGCCGCGTTCCATCGGCGGTTCACCGTTCGCTGGTTCGGCCCACAGTTCCGCTAGGAATTTCCAGAAGTCAACGCCGACTTTCAGCCGCTTGTTCTTGGCTTCGGCTTCGGTGATCTTGATGTCATACCCCTGAGCTTTGCTGTAATACTCGTTGGCCTTGTCGGGCGTCTTCGCTTTCTTTGCCTGTTCCAACGCCTTGTCTCGGTATTCCACGAGTTTGTTCACGTCGGTCTGGGTGTAGTGTTCCAATGCGAGTCCGCCGCTTTTAGTGCCGGTGATACGGCCCATGCGTTCATCGAGCCATGCTTCGGTTTCGGTGGCTTGCGATACATTGATGATCTTCATTGTGGTTGTCCTTTCTGTTGGGTGTGGGCGGGTGATGAGTCCCGCCCAGCCGAATGCCACGACAGAACGGTGTATGTAAACGCCGTGGCGGATTTTTGTTTGTTTGTCGATATTCAGTTATGGTTCCCGCCAGCCAACAATGGTGAACGTGGATGTCCGCGAAAACATCCCAATGGTTTGTTTCGGTGGACTGTCGGCTGGTGGGAAGTCTTTAATCTCGTGGGGCGAACCGCACGGTCAGCCATAGGCCGGTCAACAGGTAGATGACGATCACAAGGACGGTCGCGGCCTGCGAGTCCGCCGTCCGCCACGTGAACAGCAGGGTCATGCTGCTCACGAATCCGATGATGGCGGCTGCGAACTTCAGACGGCGGAGCGTGTAGTTCGGCTTCGTTGCTTCGGGTTTGCTGTCGTGGTTGTTCTTCTGTTGATTCATTTCAGATCCTCCAATTCTTTGGTTCAATTCACACTCGGTTGATGGCGTTCATCAGATTCCGGAAATCGGTTTGGGTGAGTCCACGCCATCCCCTGACCTGACGGTTCAGAGTGCCGTTGATGAACTCGCCGCGTGCCTCGGACGGGATGTTGTGGACGTCCATCGCCTTGACCAGCTCGGCGTACTGTTCGGCGCTGATGGTACGGTCGGCAGTATCGTAACGCTGTTTCGCATACGCGCCGTCGTCGTCCTTGTCGGGGAAGATGCCCAACACCGCGTAGAGACTGTAGCGGCGTGCGTAGGTGATCGCGCTGCCGACCTGCTGGGGGTCGCCAGTCACGAAGAACGGGTAGGAGCAGGCCACCATCTGTTCTTCATCGTCGAAGATGATGGTTTCTACTGTTCCGATGACCTGTCGCGCTTCTCCCGTGTTGTCGAACGTGACGCGCTGGCTGAATGCAAGCCCGTGCTTCTCGAAAACGGGTTTGATGGTTTTGAGTATCGTGGCGAGGTTGAGGTACTTGTAAGTCCGGTTGCCTGCCTGTGCGGTTTCGTCGGTCACGAAGTTGGGGACTTCGTTGAGTACCCGCATGAACTTGTTGCTGAGGTTGTTGGTTGCCATCTCAATGTTCCTTTCTGATAGTGTGATGATATATAAGGTACCTCGCGGCTGCTGGCCGCGAGGCGAGTGTGATTACTTGAGTTTGTGGACTAGGACCCTCACATGGAGGCACTGGATGTTGTATCCTCCCGCGAAAATGCTCTTGATCGAGAAGCGACCCTTGGGTCCGGAGATGATGCCGTTGATTCTTCCATCGGGGCCGATGTAGGTCCACTCGACTTCATCTATGCCTCCGGCCTTGGCGTTGCAACGGTCGATGATGTCGGCCTTCTTGCAGGCGGCTTCCTTGTCGAGGAACATGGCGAACTTTACGGGGTCGTAAACGGAGTCGTATCCATGTTCTACGACTATCTTGCCATAGGCGCTTTTAAGGTCGGCCTGAGCCTCAAGCTTGCCATAGCTGTCGAGCTCGGGATCGTGCCAGATGGCTCCACGCTTTTCCTTGTACTGCTTGTAGAGGGCCGGGACTTGTTCGATGATGTTGGCTTTCCAGTTGTCGAGCAGTTGGTCGATGGGCTTCAGATTGTTGTTCATTGTGGACCTCCTTGGGGTATAAGATCAAGCCCTATTGCTTGATATATCCATTATAGCACATGTTGTGTGATATTACAAACTGATGTCTGTATTTCTCAGCATTACCATGATGTTTTCCTTTCCTTGATGATCGATGGTGATTGATGGGGCGTGATTGGTAGGCTCACGCCCGAAAGCCCGGAATGTAGGGAGACTACTTACGTTCCCCTCACGCCTCACTCTGCAAGCAGTTCGGAAACCGCATTGTCAAACTCTTCGGAGAACAGCCAAGTACGGTAGAGAACCTCAAGTTCTTCAGAATTATCAAAGGGTGCGTCGTAAGCGTAATCGCTAGCGCCGAACCCATCCCAGTCATCTGAGAACATGACGTTCTGCATATTCTCGGAACTCTTGCTAGCGTTGCACGTCCAGGAACCGTTATCGTTGCCGGTAACTGGAAGCTCAACGTCGTCATACTGGTCCCAGCACCATTGGTAGGTCGGCGTAATGCCGTCCGCATAATCCTTGAGGGTTTCAACGATTTCATCCCGCAAGTCGGAACGGTATGCCGTTGCGAAAGTGTTTTCATCACGCATTTCGATACTCCTTGTTTATGGAATAGATCAAGCCTTATTGCTTGATATATTTATTATATCACATTGTGTCTTGTGATGCAAACAAAAAAAGGCCGGGACTCGCCCGGCCTGTAATCACTCTTCCTCGGCGTCTTTCCTTGCTATCTCGATGATCTTGGAAACCGCAGCAGCCATATTCTTGATTCCATTACGTGAAGCGAACGATGTCACCTGATGCACGAACTCGTCGTACAATTCCATAGGCACCAACCCGAGCATATCCGCGTTGCAATCATCCACGAACTGTTCAAGTTCCTCGTATTCGCGAGTCAGAAACAAAAACTCCACGTTCTTATACTCGTATTTCACATTCAAACCGTTCAGGTTGACTTGCTGCGGTTCTACGTGCGGTAGACTGTCCTGATCAAGCCCGCTCAGCAACAAGTCGTCTACGTTGTCCATCTGAGTGACCAACTGCGCCAGTAGTTTCTCGTCGGCGTGGCCGGTGAGTTCGTTGGCGGCTATCTGCTTCGCCGTTATGGTGGAACGTGTCATAGGTTTCGTGTCCACGATAACCGGGATACGTTGGATACCGGCGCGGGCGGCGGCTCTTGTACGATGATGGCCGGAAACAATACTTATCGGCCCTTCTCCGTTCGGTTGCGAACAGTACGGCAATGACTCCAACATCCCCCGTAGCTTGATGTTCTGTGTCAGAGCGTCGAACTTACGCGGTTCCATGACTTGCGCGTTCAGGTCTTGTTCCTTGAGATTGACCACATCAACCCACTTGATTACCAAACCGTCGGCTATGGTCATTTCTTGCGACGTGTCGATATCGGCCATTATTTCCTCCTGTTCTCCTTGGCTAGGAACTGTCCGAGAATGTTCCTTAAGCCGATCTCGTCGTGCCAATCGCTCTTATACTGCAATTGGTACTGTCCGTTCTTGCGGTCGCGTCTGTCCAGCTTCATCAGGCCGCGCAACCCCTTCGCCTCTGGGTATCGCGTGTACTCAACGGTTGCCAGCTGATCGCACGCATCAACGATGAGCTGCGACTTGGGCGTAGCGCAGAGCTGGAACGTGGAACGACGCAACGCTATCATCGTGACCAGCTTCGTAAGCCGATACCGTTCGTGGGATACACCGAACGCTTGACGCAATACCGCATATCGAGTCGTGTACATAAAGTTCGGCAAACCATATCCGATGATCCCGGCAACGTAACCGTCGATTAATACGAGAACACACATCGAACTTACGTTTCCCGATATCCTGTGCCGCATGACTTGCAGATACGAGTCTTGGGCCGCGCTATCATGCAACGGTACGACCTCGATTTTGGAACGTTCGGTAATCCGATGATCTCTGGGCAATATCGGTATCGGTATCTCCGACGATTTCGACGCCGCCACAGTCACCATGTTACCGCCGACAAGACGTTTGATCTCGTTCGGACGGTTGGAATTCATGTAAATCACACTGTCCAGACCCAGACGCCTAGCGTAGACCGGGCTAGTCGTTGCGGCGTTTCCGGGCGTTTGCTGCTGCTGGCATATCAGCAACGCCTTACGACCATCGAACAGCTTACAGAGCTTGGGAATATCAACGGGAGCATTGAACACGTTGTATTCAGGTTCCGCCCATTGGAACCTACCCCCGGTATCGAAGAACTTTTCATAAGCGCCCGGATACGTAGGAGGATTGGCGAACACGATGGTGTGCGGATCGTCCATGATACGTTCCGCGTACTTCATCGGGTCGGTGGCCTCATATTTCACCCCACCCAGTCTGACCATATTCGATGCGATTCGCTCCCGTAACTGGCCGACGTGTTCCGAGTCGTTGATGTCAAGATCAGCCAGAAGCTCACGGTAGTAATCGACATCTTCGTGCTTGCTGAGACGCATACGGTATTGCGCCATGATTACGGTAGCCGCGTCATCCGCAGCGTTCCCGGAGAGCGGTACTGGTGAACCGTCAACCGTTGCTCCCATTTCAGTGAGAGGCGTCCCGCTATACGCATATCCGAGCGCTGCGGTGTACGCCCACACGTCGCACGCCTCGATCTGCTCCGGCTTCCAACCGTTCTCCACGGCGACCATGCAGTTCGCGAAGGCTCCGGCGTACAGTTCGACGTATCGCGTATACCCTGACGCGAGTGCCTGCCTAAACAGATTCCCGTTCCAATCACGTTCGGGCTTATCCCAAGTGTTGAGGAACAGTATGGACGGTGAGTTGAAACCTGCCATCAGACCGCCCCCCAAGAGTCGAACTTGGTGCCTCCCTGTTCGAGACAAGGCGCTCTATCCGGTGAGCTAGGGGCGGAATGGCAACAGTAATCAGAATAGCACATTTTGTTCGACCTCCAAACCTTTTTGTAATTCCTTGACTTCTTCACCGGTCTTTTCCTGCCACCATCGGGCGAAAAGCGTTCGGTGGCACAAGCCTTTGCTTACATCGTCGAAGCATAGAAGCACGATGTCTTTACCGCCGTTGAGTTGCGATATTGTTTCAAGTTCCGTTCTGATGCGGGCGACACCGTGCGAGTCCAGCATGGAACGATACCGTTCAGTGAATTCTTCGTCGGTTCCTTCCATGAACCATCGGCCCGGCGTTACTGTTTTCGCCGATGCTGCGATTGTGTATGACAGACGCCATCGTGGCGAACCGTACGTTATGCGTACCGGTATGCCTTGAGCAGGATTAAAGTCGCGGTATCGGTTTGTGTAGATCTTCATATGCATCCTTTCCATGTGTGATATATACATTATATCACATTGTTAGTTCTGTTGCAAATTGCCACCATTCTCAGCGTCCGGGAAGAACTCACGTTCCAGAGCCTCCACACCACCTGCGGCACCCCAATACGCGCGCCTCGCCCGCAGAACCGTCTCCACGTCCGCAGCCATGGAATCTGGAAGCCTCCTAGCCATCCACTTCGACAACCGGGCTTCGCTGCGCTGATCCTGCTTCTGGCCCCTCCAATTGACCGAGTTGGCCAACCATACGGGGAGAGTCCGCACATACTGCAATGGAGTACCGTCGCACGATTCTACGAAGCGTTTCGCCGCTCTCATAAGCGCATCGGCACCAACCTCATCGAATGCCTGATTGAAGCACTGAATGAATTCGTTGGACACCCTGCATTTCTTCGGCCACAACTCCATGAGCGCCTTGAGCGTATCCACCGAATGGCATGAGACTGTGATTTTTTCTTCTTCGCGCAGGTATTGTTCTTGGGTTTTGTTCTCTTGGGTATTGTTAGTCAAAACCTCGTTTTGGGGTAGGTCAAAAGCAGGTTTTGAGGGGTCAAAAGCAGGTTTTGAGGGGTCAAAAGCAGGTTTTGGGGTCGGTACAGGGTC